CGGCTGACAGAAAGCCTGCTAGCTCCTCTGATGGCTCTGTAGGAGACATCTCAAGGATAAGGGTGTTGTGAAAGATGATCTTGTCTGTAGATCTTGACCTATTTAGGTCTCTGGCAGAATCGTCCATTCTTCTAAATACATCTATCATCATATTCCTGATTGAGTTAATCTCAGAATAGTCAGTAGAATATATTGTGAATGAAAGCTTCTCGCAGCATATCATCCAATTCTCTTCATATGTTGCACCTATTTTGTCGTAGACTATATGAGTCTTACCGCTTAAGAATTGATTTAATTCTGGTGCTTGTTGGACTGGGATAATGGGAATAATTGATTCACCAAGGTTGTCGCTATAATATGAGTTTTCATCTATTAGGCCGTTTAGCAAAAGCTCCTGCCATAAATGCTTTCTAATTTCATACATTGCGTCTATACTATAATTTGCCATTATGCTACCCCTCCGAATTGCTCTGTTAATGCCGCTTCAGCCTGCAGTCTAATTGTACCTGGACTAAAAGAATAACGCACCTTTGATATAGAAGAAGGCACACGCATTGCTTTCTCAAACTGTGATCCAAATATATTCTGAAACCCAGAAGCCTTGATTGAATTAGATACTAATGGACCACTAAAGTATCTACTATATGCAAGATCAAACTGGTTAGTCGATGCTCTACCTCCAGGACTTTTTACGGTGACAGATTTGCCTTTTGGCATAAATACAACCTCCCCGTCAATTTCAAAAACTAATCTTTCTGCAGATCTTGGTCTTATGATAATTGGCATTCCTTTTTCCATCACAGAAGCCTTTTTGGCAAACACGTACCTGCTTGTCTGCTTTCTATTTTTTGATGGCACAGATGATTTAGATATCTTTAATTCATAATTAATTTTAAATGATAGGCCAGATGACTCTAGTCTATTTAGCTTGTAAAGTCTGCTAGTTGCTTGCCCAGTCTTATTCCACTCATAGACATGGTGCAGAGATTTTGGTTTTGTTCTTGCCTGAGAATCTATAAATAGACCGAAGTCTTTATCTATCTGATTAAATACTGTTGTCTTGAAAAGTCTTTGAAATGCTTTGTTTGAAGTTAGTTTTGCTGCGACATTTGCTTGGTAATATAAGAATGCCGATATCTGAGCTACGTTACTATCTTTTAAAACACCAGCTGCAGCTGAACCAACCATTAATCTTTCTAGTCCAGATGCTGCTTGTAATAATGCTACTCCGTTAGTCTCCAATTATCTGATTCTCCGACCTTTTGGCAATTGAGTTATATGCCATAAGTGTTCCAAAAGGATCTGTGATTGGGGTTGAACTTACTATCTCAAATACTGTTGGAGTGTCATTTGGATAATTTAATTCAAACCATATTACATTTCCAGCAGAGTCTCTAATATTTGCAATCTTTTGTCTATACGTGAGCCTTGATTGAGTTCTTATCTCTATTGTTTGCTTATCGGTATACTTAGTTGAAAGTGTCTGGCTGTCCCCGCCTCTTGTGGAAGATGAGTTAGAGATAATACCTTTTGCAAAACACGGAATAGTCTTTGAATATATCCAAGATTTTTTTATGGCACCAGTATTTTGGTCCTGATAATCTTCTTGCAGATATACATCTACCTTCATATTGAAAATAGAATCAACTAAGTTGTTCATGTTAGATAACTACCATTTTGTTTGTGACATATGTGAGTAATAGCTGGTCAGCATAGTTATTGCCTGTGCCGCTAAATGCTGAGGTATCATACTGGAACTGCCAGTCAAATGTCTGAATGCTCTTGATATATTTATTTCGCCATTCTTTGTCTTTAGAGAAAAAATCTCTCATAAGCTCAATGCATGCTAGCTCTACTTCATCTGGGACATGTTCCCATCCGTATCTTCCAGCGACTCTATATGTCCCGCCATTTATAAATATACCTCTGCCGCTATCATTAATGCTTGGAGGTATCATCCCATTAGCATAATAAACTACATTGTCTAAAGCATTTGATCTATCTACTCTTAATCCAAATCCGCTCTCTGATACTGAAACTGGCATATTTAAATTATTAATGTCATTTAGTGTATCTACAAGAAGCATATCATTTAAGTAAAGCTCGTGAAGCTGATTTAATTTATGTGGGAGCGGCAGTATGTCTGATCCAGTAGAGTAAACAACATTTACATCATCATATAAATGGAATTGCTGCCCAGTATAATTTTCAATTAACTTTCTTGCATATCTTTCTGCTGCGACTAAATCCGCAAATGTTCTGTAGTTAGGGTCTGATTGGTCAAAGCCAAATCCTAATGCATCTGCTGCTTGAGTTAAATCTGTATATGGTTTAACAACAAATAGCTTGTGCTCTTTGGTTACTGGTTCGCCTTCAACTTCATACTCCCAAACAAGCTTTAGAGATCTTGGTCTATCTGTAAGAGACAATGGTGGGTATACGCTATAGACCCCAAAGTCTGTATCTATCTCTTCAGATTCTTGGGTTTCTAAAACAACTCCTGGATTTATAGAAGGAGCAATTGCTGGGTCTTCTGTTATGTCGTAAAACTTAACGATTGGTAAGGAATCAGCCTTAGCTATTCCGCCCTTCCAAAAGACTCTTTGCTTTACTGGAGCATTTGTTCCTACTATAATTTCCATGTTGTGTGATTAAGCTTAGCCGTAATAATCCTGAACTTCTTTTGGTGTGGCTAAACGAAACCCCTCCTCTTTATCAAAAATTTGCTGAGCTGCATCTTTATGCATTGCTACAAATGGGTGGTCCTGGGTGAACGTATGACCCATAATGTCATATCTAAAGTTGGCTCTTGTCATCATGACCAATACTGTATCTTCTGTGCGCTCTGCCTTTGGATCAAATACTGGAAGGACTTCAATTTCTTCTTTTGCATCTTCTAAATCTTTAAGTGTCTTAGCGTATACTGCGTAAGTCACTCCTTCTTCTGCTAGTGCTGCAATTACATCCTGCTTATTTTTAAGACCTGCTGTATCAACCGCAAACTCTTCTGCAATTGCCTTTAGCTCTCCGACCTTTAATGTGTCAAAAGACATTTAATACTCCTTTTTCTAGGTAAAACCATTATAGCATTGTATAATTAAAATGAAAAGCCCCCAAAATTAATTGGGGGCCTTTCTGAGATTAATTCCTAATTAGGAAGCAACCTTAACGTTCTTTACAACTACCCAAGCGTCTGCCTGCTCGATCTGAACGCCAACACGAGTATACATTGTGTACTCGATTGAGTCCTTACGTGGCCAGAAGAAGCGGTAGACTGTTACGTCACGCTTTACACCAATAACAACGTTATTAGGGAATGTCAAGTGGACGTCACCGTGTGAGCCAGTTGCATTTGCGTAATCACCAGTCTGTGTTTCTGGAAGAAGTGGAACTTCAACGATTGGAATACCGAATGCGTATGGGGCTACGTAGCCTGCTGGACCTGAAACAGGTGCAACTTCACCACGGATGATGCCTGAAGCAATATCCTGTGGGTTAACATTCTGGATGTTCTGTGATGTTGAGTATAAGTAATCCTGGATCAAGTTTGAACCTGATAGGAAGCGAAGGTCTGTACGACGTTGCTTGTACTTACGTGGAAGTGCCTTAAGTGCTGAGTTAAATACAGCACGAGAAAGTCCAGCACCAGCTGCGTCAACTACGTGACCGTTAGCCTTAGACTTCTTTACTACACCATCAAATGCCTTGTAAAGAGCATCTGATGAAAGTGACTCGTTACCGTTAAGAAGAACATCTTCGATGTCGTTTCCAGCCTGAGTTGCCATCATACGTGCGATGTGGTCTTCTAGATCTGGACCTTCGATGTTATCTTCTAGTGACTCTGTTGAGAGCTCCCAGTCGAGACGAAGCTTCTTTGTTGTGAGAGAGATCTTTGAGAATGTAACAGCTGCGTTTGATGCAGTGTTGTCACCTTCTGTTGCGAGCTTCATAAGCTTCTCGCCTACGCCGACTCTGTCGATTTCTGTTGTGTCTGACTTCATTCTGACAGTACGTGCGACCTTACCAATTACGGTTGCGTCGAACATATAGTCTAGGAAGCGAGCTGATTGTTCTGGATTAAGAAGACCACCGTTGCCGTTTTCAGACGCAGTGTGAATGCCTTCTCCACCAGTTGTTGATGCGAAAGTACCTGTAGCTGTTGTTCCAGCTGCTATTGCTTTCTCTAATGTTTCATTGCTCATTATAATTTCACCTACCCTAGTTAAATATTTCGTTTACGGAACCGAGGAAAGAACCGTTCCATTTTGATTTGTTTGTTGCTAATACCGCAGACCCGCCAAGGTCTGAGGACTTCTTAATTGCTGTATCGCCTTCTACGGCATCTACACGCTTCTGAACACCATCAATGGTGCCCTTTATTTCTGTTACAGCTGCACTGAGTGCGCTGTGCTTTTCTGCTAACTCTGTAATCTGAGCATTTACGCCCTTGCTAAAAGTCTCTACAGTTTCTTTAATTTCTGAAACCTGTACTGCATTTGCCTCTGTAGCCTTGCTAAGAGTATCTGCAAAGAATCCCTTTAGGTCTACTAACATTTTTGCAAAATCAGGCTCTTCAACTTCTACTGCAGCATCTGCTTGAGGAGCATCAACCGACTTAAAGACATCTACAGAAGCAGAGTCTGCATCTTCTGCTGAATCAGCAGCTGGTGCATCTTCGACAACAGGAGCATCAGATGCTACTACGGTCTCTTCAACGATTGGTGCTTCTACTGCTGGTGCTTCTGCAACTGGTGTTGCTTCTACAACTGCTGTATCTTCAGCTTTTACGTTTAGTTTTTCCACTTCATTACCTCCTTGTACGTTTGCCTGTTTTGCTATTGTTTGTGTTGCAGGCAACGGAACTCTTGACTTCTTGAATGAAGCAAGAATCTTGTCTATCTCTTTTGATTTGTTTATGTCTGAGCTTTCAACCCAGCCAATTAGCGTAGCTTCTTTTCCAGTAACTGGAGAAGAGTATGTCTTGTCTGTCGAGATAAAAACAGAGTCGCTTTCTTCGCAATAAAAAATATTTTCTGTAACTACATCTGCTGCCATGCCCTTAAATATAAGCTGACCATTCATTTTCTCAATTGAAACGATGTTGCACATTTCGTTTGCTGGAGAATCTACAATTGATAATTCTACAAGATCATATTCCTTGATGAATCTTACTGCTTCTCCTGTTGCTTTATTAACTTCGTTGTCTGAATCTTTAATCTTTCCGCCAATTGAAAAACCAGAAAGAGTGCCGTCAAGAACTTTTTCCCAAGTATCCTGTGCGCCCTTTGAAATGTATGATGTTACATAAACGCCATTGTAAAAAGTTTGAGACTTTTGATCGTAGTATGTTTCTGGCTTAAATGAAACAACTTTGCCAACAGCTAAAGGCTGGTGCATCTCTCTTAAGTTTCCTCGGAAACTTTCAAATGCTTTTATGCTTGCTTCTGCAGTGACTACGTCTCCTGTTTGATCTACATTGTCTAATGTAGCAAAGCCAGAAACAGTTCTATTCTCTCTGTTCACCTTTGTGAATGGAACAGATAAATGAATGTTTTGGCCGTCGGAGGACCACTGGGCTTTTTCAATGTTCATATGCTTAATTTTATACGTGTCTATCTAAAAATGCAAATAGCAGTTGATTAGGTTTAGTCAACCTTTTTGCCGTCGCCCTTTGCATTTCTGCCTTCTCCGACTTTATCGGAAGAGGCGGCAGATCTTTCTGAATCCCTGGCTCTGGTTTTCCCAGCAGTTGCTTTTTGATCAGCTGCCTGCTGTGGCTTTAATTCTACCATTTCGTCTCCGCCTTCGACTGGGATCATGCCCTTTTTAATTCTAACTTCATTTGGAGTAATTACCTGCATTCTTAGATATCTCTCGTCTATTTGTGACTGAGTATCTTCGTCTGTTAATGTAAGCTCCTCGAACTTAATTTTTAAAGCGTCTGTCTTTTCTTCAATTATAGAATTGACTCTTTTTTCTAGTCTCATTTGTGCTGGACGGCAAACTTGCTCTTTAAATGTTTTATCTGCATCTCTAGCATTTGCCAAAGATACGCCCTCTGGAACTCCAATTTTATTAATTGGGACTCTGTGTGCCAAAAGTATTTCGTCTCTATTTGACTGTCTGTAAATATTAAATGATGATTCCTGTGCGCCTGCTTCGACTGGCTCCATCTTAAATTCAACTTTATTGTCTGGGGTGTCTGCTGGCAATGGGATATAGAGTGATCTGTGGTTCTTTCCTTTTAGACCAACCTGGAAAAACTCAAGCAATTTTCTTTCTGACTCTGGTGAAAGCTTTGCTCCCTTTACTGTAATAATATATCTTGGGACCGCCTTATTTTCAAAGTAGTCTAAGTTGTATCTTCCAGCAAACTCATTTCCAGCCAGTGCCATTTGAGCGGCAACGATATCTGGAATTCCATAATAGTTGTTCATTGGGGTATACTTCTTCAAATGTATAATTTCATTTGGTCTATCTTCTGCATCACCAATTGGATTAATGGTTTCTGTATCCCCAAAGTTTCTAAAGAATACTGCCTTGCCATAAAGCAATTGCATGAATCCGTCACGCAATCTTCTGACTCTCATTGTCTTAGATGGGATATGACCAATGTATCCAATATCTCCGCCTGTTGTTCTTCCAATTTCTATGTAGCCGTTTCCTGTAGCTTCTAAATCTGTGTAGACTTTAATTAAAGTTTCTGTAAATGTGTCTTCATCATTTGTAGAGTCAAGCCAGTCTTGTAGATCCTGCTTTAGTTTGTTTAGCTTTCTACGTGCTCTCTCAAGCTGCTTGTCATCTGTAATTGCATCAATGGCATCGTTAGTTTTTCTGGTCTCCATGAAAGAGTATCCAAGCCCAACGATGTTAGCAACTTTTGCATTAATAGCTGCATAGTTATATGTTGATACTTCATAAATTTGCGAAAGATACTCTAAGTTGTATATTGGCTGGACAAGGTCAAACATGGCATAGCCAGTGACTGCTTGCTGAAGAAGATTCTGTTGTGTTCCTGATCCATCTTTGCCAGTAAATGATTTTGCAAAATCTCTATTTGCTTTTCTTTTAAAATTAGTTCCTAGGCCCCTAACCTTTTTAAGGTCTTCAATGCCTATTGCGAATGGATCTACGTGCTCTTTTTCTTTTTTAAATGAAAATAAATCTGAGCTATTCTTTACTGATACTTCATATGTATCGTCTGGTCCGTCTTCTAAGAACTGTGTCATTTTACAGCTCCCCCTCTTAATACTGAATCTTTATACTCGCCAATGTCTAGAGGGTCTGGTGTAAGACCCCACTTAAGTCTTTGATTTTGATATTCAAACTCTTCGTCATCAATTTTTCTTCTTCCAGATAAAAACTTTGGTTGTCCTTCAGATATACCATAATGTCTTACTGCATCTGCAAGTGCCGCCATTCTAGAACGATTTCCTTTTTTAGAAGTTATCGATAAGAAGTTGCCATCGTCATCGCCAATCCATCTTCCATCTGGCATTTCCCAGACGTATATTCCGAGTGTGGTTTCCTCGATGATTTGGCTTTTTTGATTTAAGATGTCCATATGTTAAATAGTTTACCATTATTCCTAATAAAAGTCCAGCTTGTGTACACTGGAATGACAATATTTGTTAAATTTTGTACGCTACTAGTCAAAAGATCTGACGAAGTACGCTGTGCTGTCAACTCCAGATACACTTTCTTGGACTGTGACTCCTGGATCTGTCACAACCGATGAGTTATCTGAGCAGTAAAGCTTATAATTTTTATTGGCTTCTGCTAATGTAAAGGCATTTTCGTAGAAGGCTATATTGCTATAAGTATTAG